CATATCGTCGTAGATACGGTATTTCGTATAGACGGTCATTGGTTGCTTCAGCTTCAGCAATTCGTGCAACAAGTCAAAGACGTCTTGCGTCTTTGGTGCGCTGCTTCCGCCTAGAAAACTAGCAATGGAACCGCTCAGTGTGACAGGGGTGTTAGAGACAAACCCGCTGACGCGCAACTTGTCGGCCTGCTCTATCACGTGGTCAGTGATAGGCGCGCCCTCTTCAACGGGGTTGCTTGTTGCTTCCGCGCTCCACTCATGCTCTTCCTGCAACACAGCGTCGAGCTCGATGTTCCCGTAATCGTTTCCGAACTTGTGCTTGAATGTATTTCCAAAGAACATTCCTATCATGGCGCATACACCGATAGAATGCGTGCCAAGTCAGGGTTAGACTGGCGTTTGAAAGATGCGGTCGCAGTGCGCTCTAGGAATGCAGCTTGTTCCGCAGATGTTCCGGGCGGGACTGTGACTTTCACGGTTGTGTTCGATTGCACGTTCGGCGCGCCAGCCCCCATAGCGCCGCCCGTCATTTGGGCCGGGCCTACGGTATTGGCTGGTGAATCCAAACCTGTTACGTCGGCGCTAAACCCGAGCGCCTTGCCTATATGCGCTGCGAACCCCTTCACGCCTTCCTTGAAAAGCGCGAAATCGAATGTAAATATCCCCACAAGGGTGGCGCCTACAGCAGCAATCAGATTTCCAAGGAGCTTGAACGTGTTAGACACAAGTTTGATGGAACCCATCACAAACCAGCTCCACTCCTCCCAAGGACCTATCATAGAGCCGATAAGAGAATCCCCATCCTGAACCCATGTGTACAGGTCTTCTATAGCAAGCGTCACCAGCGTAATGACCGCGACCATTTTAAGGAACGGGCGCATTGCAGCAAGACTCGCGACCCTGAATGCGCTCAGAATAGCGATCGCCTTGTGACCAAACGCCACAACGATGGCAATCCCTATCAAGCGGAACATATTTTCTAGACCGCCGAAGGCCTTTACCAGCGCAGCCACCCCCTCTTCAATCTTGTCGAATGCAAACAGAATCGCGTTCGCAATTATGGTGATGAAGTTTGTGTCGCGGTTCATCTTGTCAAGCATCCGCGCAAAACGGTTCCCAATGACAGTCATCGCTCGGCCAACAGTCATTGGCATCTGCTTGAACTTATCGTCAAAGTACACCGACATCGTTCTTGTTGCTTCAATGACAGCTTTGGCGGTCAGTTTACCTTCTGACGCCATCTTTTTCAACTGTTCGCGGGGGATGTTCATTGCCTCCGACAGCTTGTCTAGATACTGCGGAGCAGCTTCCGCCATAGAGCGGAACTCGTCGCCCTGCAATACGCCGGATGCCAATGCTTGGCTGAACTGTGTCATCACCGCGGATGCTTCTTGTGCGGATGCGCCTCCTACAACAAGCGCCTGCGAAATGGTGTCGGTGATGCCTAGGAGGTCTTCCTGTGTTTTGATGTAGTCCTTGGCAGCGTTACCGACACGAGTATAGAGCGCCGCGTAGGCTTCAATCTTCATACCTGATGCACTAGCGTGAGCAGCTATTACGTCGAACGCTGCGCCTACTTCACCTATCGTCTGCGGAAGTTGTGCAATACGGGAGCGGACATTCTGCATCTCGTCTGCGATGTCAATGACTGCGCGAACTGTTGCAACACTGGCGAAAGCAACGACCACATTGCGGAAGGCATTTGCTGCTTCGTTGGCTCTATCCTTGACCCGTTGCGTTCCCTTCTCAACGTTGTTGAGCGACGCTTGGTCCAGCCCGAAGCCCATCTTAGTTATCAGTTCGCGGACAATCACTTTGTCACCTTTGTTTTGTCGATCTGTGCTGCTTCCATGTCGCTTTGCATGTCCAGTATTGCGTTCAGCGCCTGCAAATCTTCCACACTAGCAGTTCCATCTTTCACTTCCCTAAGCGTCACCTTACCTGCTAAGATAGGGCGCCATATCCACAACTCGGAACTCAGTCCTTCGTCGAGGGTGCCTGGGACTGATGGGCTGGTGTCTTTCCGGCGGTCAGACTTCCAAAGCGGCCCATCACTGATACGAAAAAAGGCCCGAACTGATACCGTCCAATCTCGAACACAAGTTCGTAGAGGTCGAACAGATTTTCGGTTGTAAAGCATTGGTCGATATTTGTTCCGTTCTTAATGAACGTCTTTGTCTCGACGCAATATACACGCGCTTCCGCAAACATTGGAAGAACGATATTGTCCATCACACTCTCGTCCAGATTTTCCGCGATAACTTGTGCAGCTACCTTGATGTCAACGTCGCCTAAGTCTTTACCGGCCCCCATCAGCGCACCGATGACAGGGACAGCGACTTTCTGCAAACGCATGAGCAGTTTATTGGCAGCGAACGCATTCATGCGCACGCATGTGAACTCTCTGTTTCCAACAATAATCGTTTCAACTTGGGACATAATTTTCTCGATGTGGTTAATATGTCAAGTATAACAAAACGGGGCCCACGCAGCCCCGTTTGCTTCCCTCAACTTAGTTGCCACCGCCGTGGAAAATCTTGAGGTCAGCTGCGCTGAACACCCAGATTCGCTCACTGACTTCTTTCCCGAAAGTTGCTTCCGGAATAGTTTTAATCCAGCACTGTGTCGCAACAGCAAGGGAACGACCGCTTCCATCCATGATACCGATAGGCAGGACAGGCGCGCCGTCGTTGGACAGGTCGTCAGTCGCAAGCAACACGGACAACAGGTCGTTCGCTTTGCTAGTTTGCAGCAAGCGGAACTCGAACTCACCCATCTTGTTCGAGTTACGAGCACGGCCCACACCGCCGTCAATACCTGCTCGAGCGGAATACATATCCTCGGAGCGGCGTGCGATGATAGCGTCACCATCGCTGAAACCGTCCAAAATTACTCCGCCGACTGTGCAGATAACCTGCGAGGGGTCATAGGAACCAGTTAATATCGCGCTCATTCATTTCTCCTTAGAGTTCGTAGGCCAGCGCACCAGTGATTTCCACGACGTGGATTGCACCAGCAAGGCGAGCAGTAAAGCCCAACGACAGAACACGGGACGCCTTGATGCTCGGTGCCAAGTCGGTGGAACGTGGGTAAGTTATAACGAAGCCTGGAACGGTTGTTCCCGCTGCGTCCAGCTCGTCAGGTGCAATACCACCGACGTTCTGACCTTCTTGCAAGGACTTCCGCAAGTTGCTCACACACAGCTGAATTCCGCCGTCTGTATAGGGAACCTTGTCGCGGTTGATCATCATTTGGGTCATGTTGACTTGGATGGTGTCTTTCAACCAGTCGCGGAAGCGGATAACGTCAATCCATTCACCCGCTGCAACCTTGCCCGGATTTGTTAGAGCAATTTGTGCCTGATAGAACTCGAAGGTGTTTCCGCCCTTATTGACCACAGTTTGTTTCTGTGTGCTGGTCAACGGGGAAGGGGTAACACTTGCGAGTGATTTCAGTGCCCATGTCTCACCGCCAGGCTGAATGGTGAACACACGCCCGGCCCATGCTGCGTCCGGATATTCGGTCAGAGCGTTTGTATGGAACAGAACGGCTGTGCGATAGTAGCGCGTATTCTTCAGCACACTGATGAGGTCGGTCGCTACGGCAGGGTTCAGGACCTCTGCTTCATTGGTAGCAGTGATGAACAACTTGTCGTTCGCTTCTGTCCAAGCAGCGGCGTCCATTTGTGTCTGTTTCACACGCTCCACCATCACCAGACCGTACCAGTTGGAGTCTTCGTCCAGGATAGCAGTCAGGTCGTCCGCTGTAGCAGTACCGGCAGCCAATGGGCTAATTGTGCCCCATTGCAGATTCGTCAGCAGGTCAACGGCGCCAACCGTGCTAATCCATGCCACTTCCAGTGTGTTACCAACTACAGTGGCGGTGATTGTCTCATCCGTATCGCCTGTGATAGCAAGTGCCAGCCCTCTAACGATTTCAGCAGCGGTTGGAGTAGCGTCAGCGGTGAAGCTGTAAGTCTGCCCGTCAACCTTCAACGAGTAGGTGCCCAGTGCAATCAGGGACGCTACTTCAACGACGCCCTTCAGTACAGCACGACGTCCGACCTTAACTTGGCGGGGACGCGGAATCTGTCCAAAGCAATCGGACAACGCTGTCAACAGACTAGGCGGAAGGTCATCCGCTGCGGCCGCTGCATAACTGGTATAGACACGAACACGCTCGGCGAAGGTCATCAGCGGCGCAACGATCATCGGAGTACCGAAGTCGCCTCGCGTGACACCAGTCGTCTGGAGCGCAATCTGGACTGAAACAATATCGTCAAGAGATGCCATTTGTTACTCCTTTTATCAACTTAGCCCACTATAGCACAACCGTGAGAGTCTCGGTCAAGTCTGGTTTTGAATCAAACTTAACTTCGGTCTGAACGGTTTCAATCGCACTGACGTCGTCATTGAGTGACGTGCCGAAACGAATGAAAATATCCACACTGGAGCGGGGTTCCAGTTGTGAATTATCTAGCTTGTATGGAACATTGAGCACGTCGCCCACGTCATACGCTGCAATCTTTGCAACCCTCCAAGCATCGCGAACAGTCTGCTTCGACAAACTGTCACGCACGTCCGCGCACCTTAAATCCGAGTCCGCCCCATACCGTTGGAGCTGGAGCGTTCCCTCGCGAACGCCTTTGACGGTCTGTATTCCGAGCGCGGTGACACCGGAACCTCGTTCGTCTGTGCCTACCTTACGCTGTACGGACAAACGCATTGTCCAGTATGGAAGCGAGGGGCGTGGAGAATTCTGGTCTGCAAAAATAAGTTCCTCTGCATCAACAAGCGCCTTGACCAACGTTCGCAGAATCGATTTAAGGGTGTTCATTTCTTCTCAGGGAGTGAGGTGGCCCACGGTGCGCCTTTCCTGCGTGCTGTGCTGATGTTGATTGCTTGTACCTGTGCAACCGCCTTTTCTCGTGCGCCTGCCCCCGTGTAGCATTTTCCACCAGCTTCGGACTTGAAACCTTTCACGCCGTTCAATGTACATTCAACAACTTCATGCAGGTACAGATGAACAGTGGGGGGAACTTCATAAGTATGCATCTCGATCATGGCGTCTGGAACAGCCAGATTCGTTGTTGCGTTCCAAGAGGGGGGGTTGCTGGGTCGATATTGCTTGCCATTTAGGGCCTCTTTGTTGTTCCCGCAATCCAATCCGCGGTCGTTGTAAATTTGAACACCTTCACGCCAACATACTTGAAATGATTCAGGACATTGGATTGATTTGCTTCGATGCTCACCATCTCGTAACCATACCCCTGATGGACTATGATGTCAGGTTGTACACCTTCACCATCCGCGGTCATTTGTAACCTATCCACGGAATAGAACTTTGCAAAGTCGGACAGGTGACGCCCTTCGGGTAACGCTTGCATATCCTGGCCTATGACCACAGGTTGCGCGGACGCCATTGTGGTCAACGCACTGCGGGCGCCCGGAACCCAGACGCCATTCGTATAAACGCCGCTCGCTTCGCGCAATATATCTTTAGTCAGGCGGAAACTCATGTTCGCCCCCTGACGGAAATGTGTACGGCGTTCACATAGGCTCCAGTATCAACAAGTGTCTTCGTTGAGCCTTTCTTTGCGGCCACCGTACTCGCTGCCAGTCGCGGAGTGATATCGCGCCCGGTGATTGTGTTCTTGATGCGGTCAGCGTGCTTCTGCCCAATGACTGTCAGCGCATGTTGTGCGGTCACACGACCGCCCGCCATCGCTGCGCCTTGTTTGATGAAGTCGCTGTCTATCTGCGCCTTGTTTTCATCAAACGCCATTGCGTTTGCAGGACGGGCGGGAATGTCATCTGTTCCGAATTCGTTGTACGTTGCATATTCAGCAATGCTTGCACCTTCACCATTAGTAGAACCTTCCAAGACACCGACTGCAACTTCCAAGCCTTTAGCTCGTTTGAACTCTGCTTGGATTTTACGCCAGCCTTTGTCGTTGTCTTGGACGTTCGTCATGAAACTTCCACCCGTGTCATAATTGCCGAACCGAAACATATCTTCGTGAATTCGATATACTGAAGACCGTAGGAAGTCTGGCCTAGCCAGGTGTCGCTACCCTTGACCGCGCCATATGTGCGCTGCAAATCGCCTTCCCTCTCGCTGGTAACAGGGCCTAGGGCCGCGCTGCCAGCTTGTGCTTGAGTCTGGGTAAGGCGTAGCAAGTGCGCCGCGTACAGCGCCTTCGCCATATTCGCTGTCTCAGCAGTGAGGCAGCTTGTATCGGCGAGATTTCCGGCAACCGACAGCCAAGTGTTCACCGTTGCGTCAATGACGCTAGAGAACTCAGGTGCCAGGAGCCGGAAATACTCGAGCGGGGTCACTGGTTATGCCTTAGCAGCCGCCAACGCATCTTCTGCGGCGGTAATAGCAGCAGGGTCACCAGCGGTCTTGGCATCAGCCAGAACCTTTTCCGCAGCTTTGACAGCAGCGGCCTTCTGCGCAGCGGGAGAGCCTGGGGCAGCGGGAGCGGGAGCTTTGACTTCAACCAGATCATTCTTGTTGATGGAATTCTTGTAAGCGTCAGGGACGTCTGCCACAGCGCCAGGCGCAATGGAAACAGAGCCAACATGATGCAGACGTGTAGATACGTTCTTGACTTTCATTTGTGTTCTCCTTAAAGATAATAGGCGGGCGAAATTACCCGTCCGCCTATTATAGCTTAGATGCCGTCAGCGAATGCAAACGCCAGCGGATACTCAATGATGACACCTGCGAAGCGCGACTCGACCGGAATTGTAAATTCCAGACCAGCTTGCTGCGGGCTGTATTGGCGAATCATCATTGGGATTTCCAATTGCCAGTTTTCCATGGAGTTTTCCATGGCATACATACGGTTTGCGCCGGCTGCACCAGCGGCATCCATTTCCACAACTTGACGGAATGTCACGCCTGGATGGTTCTTTTGCAAGAACTCCAAGATAGTTGTGTCGCTTGCTGCGCTGTTCTGCGTAGTGGCGATGAGCGCGTACTGTTCGATCGGCAACCACACATCTGTCACACGGTGAACGCCCTTGGATTGGGTGAGCACCTTGTTAATGAGCGCGTTGACGTCACGAACGATCTGCAGAGCGGTCTTCGTTGCGAAGGTCTTGGATGCGCCAGTACCGTCCGCCAACAGAGTGACTTCCGGAACGTTGGTATTGGACAACAAGCCAGGCAAACGATTGTCATCGTCACCAGCGAATGCCAACTGGTTGATCTTTTCTTGGTGTGCGCGGGTTGCAGCCATTGCCTTCTTGCCGTTCAGGTTCACACCAGCAAACATCGCAGAGCGGATTTCCTGCACGTTGTAGCCGTAGGCGTTACCGATCGAGCGGATTGCGTTTGTGAACTCTTTTCCGCCCACGTCTGCACGGGGCAGGTCGTTCGCGTAGTTGGAAATCACTTTCGCCATACCGACGGAGTCGTACTGACGGTAAGTGTGAGTCGTTGCACCTTCCGGGATCGCTGTTGACACAGGCATCAAGGTCAACGCGGACAGAGCTACGCGCTTGATGTCGTATGTCTGGGACTTTACGAATTCCAGTTGGCGAGCGAAAAACAGGCTTTCGTTCGCATCGAAGCGACCGCTGTTCTGGAGAACGCGCAGATCGGCTTCGTCGTATTTCATGTTATTGAGTTTCATGTTATTTGATCTCCACGAGGGCCAGACCGGCTGCGGTCGTAGCGGTTAAGAAAGTTACGCTGATTTTCGTGAACGCTTCGATGC